CCGAAGATGGAGGAGATCATATCCTCGATGGCCTTCTTGTCCTCAAGGGCCTGAGCCCAGCGGTCGAACTGCCTGTCCTTCTCAGCGTTGGTGAGGGGCTTGTCGTTATCTTGCATGTCTCTATTGTAGCGTGTTGGGAGCGATTGTCCAGAGGAAAGTGGGAAAAATATCAGAAGCCAAGGGCCACGGCCAGCCCAACGATGAAGGTGCCCATGGTGAGGGAGAAGAAGATGAGAAGGAGAGCGTTGTCGTCGCTCGCTCCGGGGTAGCTATCTTTCATGTGTACATTATAGCACCCCCTCCTGAGAATGCAAGGATCTTTCCAAAAAAACTTATCGTCCTAAGTGCTTGGTACACAAGGACTTAGGGGCGGCGGGGGGACAAAGCCACCGGAAAATTTCGCACTAATGGGACTCCAGTTCCATACCGGGGGGCTACACATATGGAACATCAAATCTTTTTTAAGGGACTCCTAGAAAAAAATTGGGACTCCTGAAAAAATAGAATTCCGAACTAGTATATAATAATACGGAGTTGCCGTTTGGGACTCCTCACCCTTGTCATTAAGAAAGGAGAAAAAAATATGACAAACTATTATTGGACGAGCTTTGACTCGATTTGGAACCGTTTTGATACGGCTTTGACGAACTGGAATTCTTTTGCGTGGGATTACACTAATTCCCAGCCCCGTCAGAAGTTCGCACACATGCCCAGCTACCCTCACTCCGATGTGTGGTTTGATGAAGATGGTAAATACCTTTGGATAAGGTTTGCACTTGCTGGTTATGCTAAGGATGCGATCAAGGTGAGAGCAGTTGGGAACAACTTGCGAGTTATAGCAAAAGGTGAGAAGGAGTCTAACATCAAGTTTGTACACCATGGTATAAGCTCTAAGGATGTGGACTTCACGCTTGCGGTGGACGAGGGGTTTGATCCAATCTCTGCTGAGACTGCATATGAGAGTGGTATGTTAACCATTAAGGTGCCGCGCTCCAACAACGCCAAAGTAGTAGACCTCATGTAAAAAATTTTTGGCGCAAAAGCTTTGACCCGTATTCAGATTTTTCTGGGTGCGGGTCAATTCGTAGGTATATAATAATAAGAGGTGCTTATATGTACGGCTGAGGCAAGAAAAAAGGAGGGGGCGGTCGCTCCCGATGAAAAGGTTCTTCCAAAACAAAGGAAGTAAATTTGCGCGAAAGCTCAGAGAGCGTAGGATAACTATTATAAAATTGAACAGGTTTGAGACTAAGCGCAAGCTAGGAAAGAACCTGAGAGGCTACCATGGACCCAGTAGATGATATAAAATGGACAAAGCGTAAAGCTCCTAAGATCGAGTTTACTCAGCAGCACTTCTCTGAAGGAGCTAAACACATCATTTTACGCGCCTTCCCAAAAAACTCATCATTTGAGACAGCCAAAGAGATGCTAATCATACAGGCTTCTACAGGGCGCATGGATGAATTCATGGAAAATAGCATAAAGAAGCATGATGATGATCCTGCTTACGCTGTAAAAGTGTACATGGATGTGTTTGGTCTCGAATATGATGCTGATTTTATAGAAAAAGTGATACTAGAATCGTCTGAGTATGTCCTACAGCAGAAATATGCGTTCAATAGACCTCGCCCAAGACAGCTTTCTGATGTATTTAAGATCAGTTTCGACATCACTGAATCAAAAACGGCAAAAACGCCCTCTTATCCCAGTGGTCACTCGACTCAATCGCGCCTAATTGCTGAAATTTACGCTGAAAAGTATCCACAGCACCGTAGAAACCTTCTTTTAGCCGCTGATGAGTGCGGTTACGGGCGAATTATGGCTGGATTACACTACCCAAGCGACCATAAAGCGGGAGTCATGCTCGCAAAACGCCTTTTTTCGATGATGAGGGACAAAAAAGTAGTCGATCCTAGCACCTTCAACAAGAAAATTGACTTTACTTTAGAGAAATAGGTAATCTAGTCATATTTTGGAAGGCTTGGCGGTTCAAATGCCAAGAATCTCGACCTACTAACTCTCCAGAGGAGTGATGACATAACATAATAGGGGCTGCTTGGTTCTCGAAACCCTTAAGGTGGGCCTGTGAGGTGTAGTAAATGTCGTAGAAGTCCCAGTTGCCTTTAAATTCTTTAGGCTGGGAGAGGTCTAGTTTATTCCAGACATAACCTCTAGCTGCTAAGAAAAGCCCGTCGAGAACTACTACTCTTCCATACCTACCATATCGAGTACCCTCATTCTTATCTGTACCTTTGTGAAAGACGAATCCTCTATGAAAATCTTTTCTCCACAATTCATGATCCCACCAGACAGCATTCTTCCCTAACTTAGTTGTTCCTGCTGGGCCAATGATACCTACCTTTTCTCCTAAGCAGACTCCTAAAGCAGCTAAGAACTGTTCTTTGTCTTGTTTTATCTCAATATCATCATGACACATGATCACGATATCATTATCTTTAGGATTGCAAACCTTTAGTCCTTTTTGGTAAGCTTTGAATATTGATTTTTGGTTAGCTAATACTTTTACACTAACACCGTATTCCTTTAATTGCTTGATTAAATTACCTGTAGTGACTGAGTAATCAGCAGAACGGGTACATATTAGTGCATAGATCTTCATGGTCTATTATAGAGTATGAATAAGGAAGAATTAATAGCGGAATTCAAAAGATGTAAGGATGACCCTGAACACTTTATTTCGTCATATGTTAAGGTGACTCACCCCGTTCGGGGTTTAGTCCCATTTAAATTATATCCTTTTCAAGAGAAGATTTTAAAAAATCTCCATAATCCGAGGAATCGTTTCAATATTCTTCGTAAATTCCGTCAGGCAGGGGCCACTACATTAGGCTCTGCATACTGTTTGTGGATGGCGGTATTCAAGCCTCACCAATCTATCGTTATCCTTTCTAAGGGTGATGCAGAATCTACTGAGGTTCTGGATAGAATTAAGCTAATGTATGACGAACTTCCAGACTTTCTTAAGCCCGGAATCGTGGAGAGCAACAAACACACCCTGAAGTTAAGAACTAACTCAGTAATTAAATCTAGGCCATCAGGTAAGCAATCGGGTCGATCTCTTGCTGGCTCCTTCCTAATGATTGATGAGGCAGCATTCATTGAAAATATTGACACGATTTGGGCAGCAGTTTATCCAATTATCTCAACGGGTGGTCGTGCTTATGTACTGTCTACTGTTAACGGCGTTGGTAATTGGTATCATAATGTATATCTTGGTGCCGTGGCAGGTTCTAACTCCTTCAACGCCATAGATATTACTTGGCAGGATCACCCAGAGTACCACAGACAAGAATCGGGGTTTGAGGAGCTTTACGCTGAAATGGAGAAGCGTGGACTCAATGTGGATATTTGGGAAAAGACTACTCGGTCCAACATGCCTCTTAAACAGTGGCTTCAAGAGTATGAGTGTGAGTTTCTCGGAACAGGTGACACCTTTATCGAAGGTTATCTCCTCAAGCGCATACTAGAGAATGTTGATGAGGAGTATGGGATTAAATTTAATAACCGAATGCGCGTATGGAAGGATCCTGACCCGTCCTATGATTATGTAATCGGAGTTGATGTTTCTATTGGCCGAGAGGGCGACTATTCCGCTTTCCAGATTATGAATTCCTACACAGGAGAGCAGGTAGCCGAATTTTATTCAAATAAAACACCAATTAACGAGTTTGCTCAAATAATCAATGACGAGGCGTTACTATATAATAATGCAGTGGTTGTTATCGAGCGCAACACGATTGGCAACAATTTAGTGGATTGGCTTTATAATTATCACGAATATGACAACTTGTGGATGGATGACAAAGGTAACTTTGGATATCAGGTTACGACCAAAAACCGTGAGGAGCTGCTGGTCCGACTTGAAGAATACATCCGTAACGACCGAATTAAAATTAACTCTAAACGAACTGTTGACGAATTACTAACCTTTATTATTAATGACAATGGGAAGATTGAGGCTGACACTGGTAAGCACGATGACTTAATTATGAGTCTTGGCGTAGCAATCCAGATTCTTCATACACTTATTGATGGAACTCCTCTCGATTTCGAGAAGAATCCACACAAGGAGAGAAAGCCTTTGTCTCCTCTAGTACACAAAGTAAGAGATACTTTTGGTAGGATATCCGAGGAAGATTACAAATGGCTGATAAGATAAATGAAGACTCAATTGGTAACACCCAGTTTGGTGCAAGCAACCCTACAGGTAGGGCTGGTCCATATTTTTATCCTACTGGTCGCCTCGGCCAATTCATAGCTAAATTCTTTGCTACTAAAGCACAACCTTATGTAGCGAGTCAGACCTCAGAAAAACCCACTCCACAAGCTCCTTTGGCTGGAGATACCGTTCAGAACACTGATGTCGTTAAGGCCCAAGATAAGATGGCTTTGGGTGCGATCAATAGGCGTGAAGTTTATCTTCCTGATATCGAGCGCAACAGACGAGAGCGTTACAAGCAGTATGAGGAGATGGACGATTACCCAGAAGTAGGTGCTGCCTTCGATATCTATGCTGATGAGTGTACTCAGAAAAACCTCAAGAACGAGCGTTGGAAGGTTATATCTAAAAGCCAGTTAGTTGTTGACGAAGTTAGAGAGTTCTTCCAAACCGTTCAACTTGATCGTCATTATTGGGATATCATTCGTAACACAGTAAAGTACGGAGATTGTTTCATTGAAACCGTCATAGATATTAACAACCCAAAGAAAGGTATTCAACGACTTAAGACTCTTAACCCAAACTTCATTATTCGTGTTGAAAACGAGTATGGCTACCTGACAGACTTCTTACAGGAGATACCTCGTAAAGAAGATTGGGGAGCCTATGGTGCTGCATCTACTCAGATGAGTGGTAACAGGTTCATCACTCTAGATAGAAACCAGATTGTACACTTTAGACTACGCACATCCGACCCTGCCTACTATCCATACGGTAAATCTATCGCTGCACTAGCTGTTCGCGTATACAAATCACTCAAGCTTATGGAAGATGCGATGCTTATCTATCGCCTATCCAGAGCACCAGAGCGTAGAATATTCTACATTGATGTCGCTAACATGCCCGCTGGCAAGGCTGAGATGTACATTGAACGACTCAAGGAGAAGTTCAAGAAGGAGAAGTTCTACGATCCAAACAGAAACAATGTGGACGCTCGTTACAACCCTTTAAGTGCTGATGAGGATTTCTTCGTCCCCACTCGTCAAGGCAGCAATACTAAGATTGAAACTCTTGCAGGAGCACAAAACCTAGGTGAAGTAGAGGATGTACAGTATTTCAGAGACAAGCTTCTTGCTTGCCTTAAGATTCCAAAGGATTATGTAACCAACCAGCACGACAAGTCTCCAGAGAGAAAAGCTAACTTGCAGCAACTTGATATTAAGTTTGCTAGAGTTATTGGTCGTGTACAGCAGCAAGTTGAGGTAGGTCTTGAAACGCTCGCCAGAAGGCACCTCGTCCTTATGGGCTTCCCCGCTTCTGCTATCAAGGACCTTAGAATCGCGCTACCAGAGGGTAGTGATCAGTTTATTCAGAGAAAGATTCAGGTTGAGGAAGCTAGAAGTCGTGCTGTGCAGGCTGTTCAAGGTCTTCAGCTTTTCCCCAAAGAATACTTATACAAAGAGTTCTACGATATGAATGATCAGCAAATTTCAGAAATGATGTCTGACATGGAAGAAGAACAGGAAAAAGAGCAAGAGAAGCAAATGGCCCAGCAGCAGCAGATGGCTGGTCAGGCGGCTCAGGGAGAAGAGGGAGCAAAACAGGCTGATGCTGAAAGAGCAGAAGCAGGCAAACAAGCCGACTTTGAGCGGGATCAGGCTGGAAAAGAGGCTGATGTTGATAGGCAAAAAGAGCTTGCAAAAACTCAAAAGGAAGCCGTTGAGGACAAGCTCGTAGCCACACTAAACAGAGTAAAAGCTAAAATGTTAGAGGAAGGGACCTCCTCTACAAAACGAATAGAGTCTATAAACCGGACAATTTCTAGAATTGAGGAAAAATTAGACCAAAATCAATAACTATATAATATAGACATGAGGATTTATTATGTTTGATCACCTTTTTGAAAATCGTAACACGACCGTCACAAACCTTATTAAGCTCGGTGATTGCCTCGGCAGATCACTTAGAGAGAATGTAGAGCTTTTCTCCATCGACTCTGAGGAGTCTAAAGTTGCTTTCCTCTCTGAGAGCGGTAAGGTTATATCCGGTAACTACTCCCTAAATGGGCAGATCTCCCTTGAGGACATTCAAGTACAGGCTGCTGAGATCTTTGAGGAGAACGAAGTCTTTGATACATTCGTAGATGAGAAGGTATCTAACTTCGTTGGTAGCCTTAATGGTGATCAAATCTCCGAGGCTTCTGAGTCCTTCAGCGATATCCTTAGCCTTTGGGAGAGCCGCCTTAAGTTCGAGAATGTTAAGAAGCGTCTTAACCAGAAGGTTGATATCTTCTCTGAGTCACAGACTATTCTTAACACTCAGGAGTTTGAGAGATTCTACGAGCTAATGCCACAGTTCATGGAGTTCCTTGAGGAGAACAAGGAAGAGATTCTTGCTGTCCAAGAGCTTGCTAACTCCTCAAAGCTATCTGGTGCTGTCTCTCGCGCATTCAACTTCCCCAAGCTCTCCTTCGAGGAGCTAGTGGAGAACAAGGACTATGTTGTCAAAGACGGTCTTGACAAAAACATCTACGAGATGATCTGCAAGCAGGAGCTTATTCAGAAAGAACTTCTTGAGTCCAAGATGGCTTTCGACAATGTTTGGGCCACCAACGGTAAGGTCCGTAAGCTCGCCAGCCTTGTATTCGAGGACTCAGAAGAAGAAGTTCTTGAAGCTCTTGTAGAGGCTGTCATCGAGATTCCCTACTTAGCTCTCAGCACCAAGCGTCAGCTAAACGAGTGCATCTCTGATGCCTGCGATATTTTAGAGTACTCAAGCAAGAGTGACAAGCAGATTTCCGAATTTGTTTCTAACCTCTACGAGATGAAGAAGCCTCTCAAG